GCTAGAACCATTTGCACTTATATTTACTTCTTTTTTTAAATCTTTGACAAACTTCATCTGCTTTGCTTTCTTTTGCATGTCATCAATATACTTTATTACTTGTTTAATTACTCGATCCGTTGCCATTGTATTTTATATCTCTATTTTGATCTTTTAGTTTTTCAATATCAGATAAAACTTTATCCATTTGTTTTGTTAAAAATTCTATATTGACTTTGTTTAAAGCCATATCATCTATATGTTTTGTTATACGATCTAAAGTCTTATAAATATCTTCCAACATCATGTATTGTTCCGAATCGGCGGGCAATGAACCTAGTTGTCCACGTGGCCATTTTATTCTAAACTCTGTATTTTCTGCTAAATCTTTTTCCATTATTTGTATTTTAGTGTCAGCAATGTTTAATCTTTCAACCATTTGAAAGTAGCCCATAGTTCCAAGTGCTACAATAATTATTAGACTGGCAACCGTTTTCATCGGCATCTGCACAGCAGCGGATTCAGATATTGTTAATGGTTTCTTACTCATCTAGGTACGTACCCCGGCTCTAAGAACAAAGCCATCAATACTAGTAATATGATTAATATTCCCGTAAAATAGTAATTCATTCCTGGCTACCTCTATTGTCATAGCCATCTACTTTATATTCTTATAGGGTAAAAATCAATCTTCTTTGTCTTCTATCTGGTAGAACATCTTGTCAGTATCCTCTGTAACCCAGTCTTTATTCTCGACAGTCCAGTAAGTATTTTGGACTTTAAAGTCAGGCCAAAACTTATCAGTAGTATAGTGAGACAGGTTCCACAAAATACGATTATTAGGCTGAGCTGCAAAATTACCGTTATCAAGCTCCAGTATATGTGCACACTTATGTTCTTGAGGTATTTCAGAATGATCAGTATCCAGGATGTTGCTTTCCGGATGGGCCCAATCAATTGTAAATAAATATTCACCTTTATAAAACTTTTTATCCTTACCTAAGAATTTACCACGTTGATTAGTGAGATAACTAAAATGATGAACACTGGGAAAATAACTAAAACAGTTCCACAGTTCCAACTCGTGAGTTTGCATATCGGGCACTTGGGCTCTGTCATACGATTTTTGGAAAAACGCGCCGATAGGCAGTCTCCAATAACACGCGCCGTTTGTAAGCATGATATTAAATAAGATCGCCATCCCTGATATCGATGAGATACCGAAGATAACACAGTCAAGACTTTCGCCTTTATGTTGTTTAAGGTCATACAAATACTCCTTTCGTACTTTACAATAAATGGGTGGAATGTCTGCGTTTAAATAAGCCATGCGCCTAATATAAATCCAGCTATAAATCCACCACCAGCAAGAACGATTTCTTGTCGATGTAGTAGGGACCAAGTATTTAACTTACTTAATATCGCCCCAATTTTTTCCTTGTTCATAATCAACCTTATTTGGTACTTTTAATGTTACCGCAGATTCCATAATTTCTATTATCTCCTCTGCTTTTTTATTAGACTCAACAGAAATATCTACTTCATCATGAATCTGAATGTGTGGTATTATACCATTTTCATACAATGCCACCATACTTTTTTTTGTCATATCAGCCGCAGATCCTTGTATTAATTTATTCAAAGCTTTGTATGTAAATGCACGTTTTAATGGCTCATCATATTCTTTTCTAGCCTGTTCTAATGGTAGTGGTTTAAATACACCAAATTGCACTGGCTGCCATAAATCAAAATGACATGCACGTCCTAACAAAGTTCTAATCTTACCTCTATCATTTGCTTTACGAGATACATTATCCATCAGTTGTTTTACAAATGGAGCTTTGGTGTGGTATTGTTTTATTAATTTTTCCGCAGAGTCTTTCATTAATCCCAACTCTGCCATTAATTTATTTTTACCCATACCATACATCAAACCTAAATTAATTGTCTTGGCTTGTTTTCTTTCTATACCTGCCATGTCTGCAACAACCTGGTGGAAGTCCGCATCACCTGCGTTGTATGCCTCTACAATTTCGTCAACTCCAGCTAAATTTTGTAGTTTAGCATAATGAACTAAAATTCTAGGTTCTTGTTGTGAGTAATCAAATGACCCCCAACTATGATTTTGTTCTGGTATAAATATAGATCTAATCAAAGGACCAAGTTCTGGGTGTCTTGCAGGTATCTGTTGCAAGTTAGGGTTGGACATACTAAATCTACCAGTGACTGTGCCGCCACTATCTGATCTTATTTGATTTATATCTGCATGTATTCTACCATTGACTGCATGTTTAGTTATTGAATCTATAAATGTGCTGTGAGCTTTGTTAAGTTCTCTTGCTTCAGCGATTGCTTTTGGTAATTCATGTGGGTGATTTTGTAAAAAGTTTTTTGTAAAACTAGGCTCTTTACTTTTCTCTGTTCTGTCATACGGAAGTTTTAATTTATCAAATGCTTTTGCAATACTACGAGCAGCCATTATTTCTACATCAACTCCGGTTAGTGTTTTGATCTTAGCTAATATTTTTTTCTCTTTGTGTATTAAAGAATTTTTTATGTTGTCTGCTTTTTCTAAATCAACTCTTACACCTTTGAATCTCATATCAACTAAACATGGAAACAATTTTGTTTCCAAATTAAATATATCCCACAGTTCTTGTTGATATAATTCTGTCTCTAATCTTTTCCAAAGTTTAAGTGTAGCTTCTGCATCACGTTCTGCATACTGTCCAACAAACATAGCTGGTAATCTCCACAAATCTTTTTTAGGATCAATGCCATATTCTTTTGCTGCAGCGTTTAAAATATTTTCATCTTTACCAATACCAATATAATGCCTAGACAATGTGTTTAATTGATAAGATAATCTATTCTCATCAATTAAAGACGCTGCTATCATTGTGTCTACAATTTTACCTTTGATAATTAATCCTGCTGACCTTAACCAACAAATATCATACATTGCGTTGTGAAATATAAAGGTGGTATCTTCTTGGTTAAAAATATCTTGCAACCAAGAAAACACCAATTTTTTGTCCATATTGCCATTTGACTCGTGTTGTATAGGAAAATACCCTGACCAGCCCTCTACGGCCACCGCAATGCCAGCAATGTGCCCTTTTCCAGTCACATTACCAGACCCCAGCTCTTTTAGGTTAGGATCATTTGTTTCTAAATCTATTGCTATTTCTTTGGCACCTCGAAGATCTTTTAGCTCCTCGGGCATAACCCATTCTGTCTCTGGTGTGAACAGAGGTATTTGTGTGCTCCTCACTTATAATCCCTTTCAATTATCATCTCGATAAAATGAATGGCCTTTAATAGGTCCTGCTTCTTGCCTTTATCTTGATGCCTGATTATGTATTTAATAGCACAACCCTCTGGATATAGCAACTTATTCTCTACTACAAATTTACTAGGCTGTATCACATACTTTTGGTAGTGTGATCCTCCGTGTTGTTTGTCCCAAACTTTACTCATAATATGTAAGCTTTATCAAAATCTTTTGGATCTAAAACATGCAATTCGCGTTTCGCTCTTGTCGCTCCAGTATAAAATAATCTATGTAATTCATCCGGATCATAACTAAATGTTTCAAGTGCAGCATTAGTTATATCTTGCATTAGTAAGACTTTGTCAGCTTCTCCTCCTTTCGCTCCATGTATTGTTGACATTAGTATACGAGGATTTTTATTTAACGTTTCACCATTCGCCCTCATATTACGAATGTAGTTTTCAGTAATAGGGTCTAGTCCTTCAAAAGCTTCATACCAAACACTATCTACTAAAAGTCCATGATGTTTTTTACATTCTTCTAATGTATATTTATCTTCAGAGTGTAATGTTTTACCTTTTCTAAATCCTTCCAACACATTTGATCCAAGGTATTCATAAATATTTTTTATCTCTAAATGATTTAGTAAGTCACCTTTACGCCAGGCCTCCCAATTATTTAGTGCTAACAATAATTTTAATGATATTGAATTACGTCCTTTAAAAGAATAATACCAACCTCTTAGTTCACAAACTTCTTTTACAGAATCTAAAAAATGATTTGCTGAAGATAAAACTAACCAGTTACCCTCAGACATATCTACCTGTGTAATGTCAGAATATCTATGTAAAGTTCCTTGCTCTGTTCTTGGTTTATATTCTTTGTCAAATCTATTTTGCACTTGTCCTATAATTCTTTGTGATAGTTCGTGTATAGGTCCTCCAGGTATACGATAAGATTGATCTAATGTTTTAATATCGTCAACTTCTTCTTTGAGTGCAATAAAGTGATCTACATCTGCACCAGCCCATTTAAATATGGCCTGATCGTCATCACCTGCTATGTAAGTTTTTTCTGCATGACTCCAAATCTTTCTCACCATTTCCCACTGCAACAAAGATAAATCTTGTGCTTCGTCTATAAATAAAACTTTGAATTTATTGTAGTTTTCTTTGGTCAAGAAATCTTCTAACAAGTCATTAAAATCCTTTAAACCTTTTTCTTGTTTAAATCTTTTGAGCTCTTCTGCTAATAAAAATAATGTATTTCTTTCTATGTCTAGTATGTTTTGTCTGGAGTCATAATATTCTAATAAGTCTAATCTTTTAACAGCTGCCGTATTTATTATTGTAAGATATTCATTGTCAGAATTAAATGTACCATCGCTATCAGAAAACTTTGCCGTCTTAATTGGTATGCCACATTTCTCACCAAATTCTTTGTAATCTTCAGGTCCCATCATTTTTTCTTTTGTCATACCTAATTGATTAAATGCATACGAATGCAGAGTTCTAAAAAATGCAAGATCATTTTCTACATCCAAGCCAAACTTATCCGCGGCCCTCGTTGCTGCTTCTGTTGCAGCCTTTTTAGTAAACGAAAAGTAACCTATTTGTTTTGGTCTAATACCATCTTGTATAAACTGATCTACTAAATTTAATAAGGTAGTAGTTTTACCTGTACCAGGTGGACCAAGTATTATAGTCTTCATTAAAAATTCTCTTCTTGGTATGGTATCTTAGAAGTTGATGCTTCTGTTTGTTTCATTGTTTTTATTTTTATTAATCTTGGTTGTTGTTTTTTAATACGAACTCTTTCTTCACCTTGAAATACATCTAATTGTTTTATTAAATTACCTGTTTGATTTTTATCTTTCTCCCAATGATTTCTCTTACAAAAATTATAAAAGTCTTCCATTCTAAAATATGTAAATTCTCTTTTTTCATCTGTAAACGGTAACTTATTTAATATATCATCCCAAGTTCTTGCTGATTGTCTATTAGTTGTCCAGTCTTGTAGTAATCCTGTAAGTTCATTAACAGGATCTAAAGATTCTAATGGCTCTACTTCTTGAAGAGCTGTCATCATAGGTTTTAAAAAATGTTGTTTCCAATCTTGTGGTTTAGGTACAGGCACAACTAAATTAGCTTGATCTAAACATGCTAATGCAAAAAGCTGTGGGCTATAAAGTTGTTCTGATTTTAATTGTATTCTTTTTTTATCTACACTTAAAAACCATTCTGGTGGTTTTGATGCATACTTTGTAAGACTACCTAACACAGGCATCTCTTCTTCACCAAATCCTACACCAAATCTTTTTGTTCTACACAAACCTGATTGACATACTGCATTGATCGGAGCATCTTTACAGCGATATTTATCATAACCTTTTCTATTTACTGATTTAATTAATTGTTGCACCTCACTATTACTTAGTGGTGGGTCCATGTATTTTAAATTTGCTCCAACAATTTCATCTTCCCAAGTATCTGGTTTAGCCTGTTTGTAATACACAGCAATATTAAATAATGCATTATTTCTAGAGCCTTGTCCAAATCCTGTTGCTGCAAGTTTATTCAGACAAGGTGGTCCCATAGGAAATGCTTCTTCTATTTTCTTTTCTTCCGTTTTGATTTCTTCGACTTGTTCTTTAGTTTGAGCCCAAACATCATAGAGCTCAAAAAATTCCTGAAGTGTACAGCCGGCGCCAGTATCGTTGATAGCATAACGTAGTCCTTTCATTTCATTGTAGTAGGGT